TCAAGAAGATTAGAACGACTAAATTTAATAGATCTATCTACAGCTTCTTTTACAGATTGCACTTGTAAAACTATTCTATCCAGGCTGCTTTCCAAAGTTTCAGCATCAAATGGATCATTGTTTACTAAGTCTAGTGTTTGAGTAAGAGGTATATTTTGCCTTAAAATAACCTTAGATCCGTTTGCTGGTCTAAAATCGGTAGTAGAATAGTGTGCGTCTGAACTAGTACCTGTATTAAATTTAAATAAAATATTTCCACCACTAGCATTATCTACAGAACTATCTGGAATAATATATTGTGAATTAAGTGTTTGATCTGTTTCTACACCAGCTGATGATCTAACAATAACTTTTAAATCACTTGCAGCAAAAATCTTAAAATTAAATGTAAAGGAGTGTGTGCTACCATCTGCATTTAAGATGACAACATTATTTGTTGATGATACTGACATTTTAATTACCTATTGCTGCTTCAAAATTTGGATTTCTATTAGGATTTGTTTTTCCAGGTTTCCACCAATATCTTTGGCCATAATCTTTTCTATATCTTTTTTCTCTTCTACTAAATTTTTTTCTTGTTCTTCTAGGATCATTCCACAATCTTAATTGATCAACAACTAACCTTTCCATTGCTAAACGAGAATACCATAATGATGAACCAGGTAAATATCTTGACACAAAATTAATACCCTCATCTACAGCATTCGTTTTTTTGCCAGCTGTGTATTCTAAAATGTTGCCAAGTGTTAACCTTGAAAAATCATCATAAAAAGCACCAACAGGCCCAACAAGTGTTTTACTTATAGAGCTATCAAAACGATTTACGTTACTACTTAAAAAATCACCAAAGATACCTAATCCACCACCTTGCAGCATTGCAGCACCCCAAAACTCTTTAGTAGTCATTTCTCTTGGATCTCTACCTTTTGCTATTTCCTTTAATTGCATAGCTGCTGCACCCATTACAGTTGTTCCAATTAAAAAACTAGCAAAATAACCAGCTTTTGATGTTAAACTTGTTTGTGCTAATCCACGCATCATGTGTGTGTATATTAATGTAATACCAAAATTTTTATACATTAAAACAGACCTAGACAATTCTCCAATCAATGTTCCAGCTTTTGCTTCACCACCAACTAACAATCTTCCTTTTAAACTTGCAGAAGGTACAGCAAAATTTGTTTCTGTATTAATCATTTCTAATACTTGTTTTGCTAAATCTTCTCTTGCATCTTCTGTTAAATCAGAGCGATTAGCTAAAGCGTTTACATCAAAAAAATCTGCGCCTTCATGTTCATACTTTTTTGTTGCACGAATAATATTCCACTTGCCTTCTTCAATGCCATATTTTTGTAATGTATTTTTAAATTTTGGATTTAAATCTTTGAAAGCCACATTTGAATTATCTGCAATAAATCCTAAAAACTCAGTGCCAAAAGCCCATCTTCCAGCTTGTGTCCAAGGAGAAAGCAAAGATACTTTCATAACAGCGTCAGCAATACGACTTGTAATTTCTGGCCCTGTTACCTCTCCTAACATACGTTGCTGGTGCATAGCTATCGTTGTTAGACCTTCGCTTATCAAGCCTAATCTTACTGCAACTTTGGATCTTTCTTCTAATTTTAATGGGTTCATATATTTTAAAACACTATTTATCGTGTTTATTTGTGGCAAGCCATTCATTGATCTTGTCATACGATTAAAATTTAAATCGCTTACAGCTGATATAAAAGCACCACCTAACTGCGCTGCTGTTAACAAACTTCTTAAACCAGCTAAAGAATTACCCCACCAAGTGTTTATTGGTTGATTTAATGTACCATTGAGCATACCATAATACCCATCAATACGATTTGCTATTTTTTCCGCTCTAGCACTTTCTGCATCAGTACCTTTTACATTGTATTTATTAATAATTTTATTCTTTAAAAAATTGTGGGTTGCTGTTGGGTTTGGCCCTAATCTTTCCATTGTTGCTATATCTTTTGACATTGATTTTATATGTCCAATAGCTATATCAAAAGGATCACCAACGCCAAAGCGTTGATTATATTCTAAGAAAGCATCAGCATCTTTCCACTGCAAAAATCTATGATCAGACCTTCTATTTGCTATTGATTTACCTTGTACAGCACCACCAAGATTTAACTTGTTATATCCATTTGTGCTTATTGTTTCGTACACCTCTCTTAATGCTAATTCCAATGTTTCATCTGTAAAAGGTAATCCAGATTTATTATCAATCATTTTTGTCTTATCAACACGCTCTCTTACAAATTCAATCCATTCATCAACATCAGTATTTTTCACCGCATAAGAATTATGAGATACAGGAAAATAACCGCCTTCCATTTTGCCAATATTACCACCTAAACGATTAAATCTTTTTCGCATTTTTTCAAAAACTGTTGATAATGACTTTCCCATTTCTACAGCTGCAACATCGTCAACATTATCGCCAAGCATTGATTTTACAATGTTGTTGCTTTGTGCTTTGTTTCTTGCAAATCCACCAACACGTTTTCTATTATTATACAAAAACTCATTTACTTCTGATAAATATAAATTTGTCGTTGCATCAATTCTTTGCTCAAGTGAAGAAATATTACTATAGTTATCTCTTGTATAAACAGCTTCTAAAAAATCAAATTCATCATTTATACCTAAAGCATTTCTATATTTTTTTTCATCAACTAATAATTTTTTAATAGCTTGTATTTGTTGTAGTTTTTGTTTTTTCTTTAACAACTTTTCATATTTAATGCTTTCTAAAGTATCTTTTGCAGCTTGTGACATAGCAGCACCAGCTGACATTTTTCCTTGATATTCTGCTTCAAGGCTATCAAACAAATCAGTAATTTCTTTTGCCTGGTTTTCTGAAAAACTACCATCTGTAACACCTTCAGCAATACACTCTTTAAAACTCATATATTACAATACTCCAAACGCTTGATAATTCTTTTATCAACATCAAGTTCTTCTTTTAAATTAGATAAATTTTGAAATTCAAATATTTCATTCCCTTGTTCATCAGTACGACCAAAAGGAATTTTTAAATCAGGATCTAGTTCTTCAATTCCGCTAAAATTTTCGACATCATCTTTTTCCCTGCTGGAGATTGGGCCATCTGTATCCCCCTCTCTTCTCCCTGATCGTAATCGTAAATCAGCCCCTTCGAGGATTTTTGTTGTATCTTCGATGACAGGTTTTGGCTCGTTGATTGCTCCGTTGTTGTCGATTTGCGTATAACCATTTGCTGCATTTTCCTGTTTAAGTGTATTATAAGTTTTAGTTGGATTGTTGCCAACAGAACGCACATAATCTGGATTTATAAGTCGGCCTGTTTTTACAAACCTTTTATACATACGATTACGCGCTTCGCTGTAATCAACCTTCATATCCATTAAATTAACATCATAACCACTATCTTTCAACCTATTAATTAAATTTCTAATGCTTTTTGCATTACCACCTACTTTTGGTATGACAATATTATCACCTTGATTAACAGCTGTTTGTAAAACAAAATCAGCAATAGCACTACTTTCTTCATGTACAGCGTTTGCACCTATTCCACCTTTATATTCTGGTAATACTTTTTTTGCTTCATCTGCATCAATAACAGCAGCGCGTATATTTCTAGCAACAGGATCTGCAATAGAACTTTTGCCTGCTGCTGGTGGGCCAAGAACAATTACAGCCTTTTTTTGTTTTAATACATTAGAAAAAGCTTTATCACCATAAGGCAATTTTTTAGCTTGATCATATAGTCTTAACACTGCGTCTTTGTAACCAACAACAGTTTCGCCATCAAAATTCATAACACGTTCATTCATAAATTTTTCAGTACCATAATCTTTTAAAGAAATGGTTTCTGGTAATTTTTGTGCATCTTCAATGGCTTTTGTAACTGCTGGATGTGCATCAACAGTTGCTTCGTCTGCTCCTTCATCTATAATTTTATTTAAATCATTTCTTAAATCAATATCGCTTTGAAACGACTCAGATTGATTTTGTGGAAAAATTTCTTCTTCTAATTGATTACTTTCTCTTTGTGCAGCATTACTAACAGGATCGCTAAATAATTCTAAATCTTCTTCTGTTTTTGCATCAGGTTTGACATTGCTGATTTCTTCTGTAACATTGATAGGCCGTCTAGTGTAGCTAAGTTCATCGCCAATGAAATCGCCTCTCTCAACTGATTGTCGGAGAGCCTCGACAAAGCTCCTTGCAGCCTCTCCGTATTTGTTTGTTGCTTTTGCTTCTTTTGCTGCTTGCGTAAGCGCATTACTAAGTTCTCCTTTTTTATCAGCACTAGACATTAGCATCGCTAACATCGTACCATCATCAATCACTTTTTTTTCGTTTGCTTGCCTTGCAAGCGCATTACCTTCTTGCTCAAATTTAGACGCATTTCTTACCAATGTGTTAAATGCTGATTTTTCTTTTTTAATTATATTTTTTGCACTATCTAAAACTTTTGCTCTTTCTGCTACTAAACTTTCAACATTTTCCTCAAGGCCAAACAATGTTTCTTGTACGCTCTTATCCATATCTGTTGACCGAACTTGTCGAACTATAGCTTCTGCTTGAAATGCATTTGCTGGATTTGTTCTTGATAAAACTTGTATTGCTGCTTTTTGTGCTGCTTCGTCATCAGGAATTAATCGACCAACAATTGCACCATATTCAGATTTAACAACGCCATTAATAATCATTCGCCAAGGCTCATCACCAAGATTTACAAGCTCGCTTGCCCTTCTATACATTAAAGATTGTGGCGGTATAACATCACCATACGCTTTTTCTATAACATCTCTACGACCACGTAATAATTTTGCTGCATCAAGTGTAGATCCTGTACCGCGTATTATGTTTGTAACCGCTGCATTTACCATAGCCATATCTGGCGTAATGCCGTCTGTTTCTCTTAAAACAAAAGCATTTATTTTAATATCTTTAGATGGATCATCTGCTTTAAGTCTTTTTGCTAAACCTAGTCTTTGATGACCATCAGCAATAAATTTTTGTCCTTGTGCATTTTCATAAATAGTTACTGTACCAGCTGCTATAGGATTCCAATCTTTTGTACCTTGTAGTTTTGGCAAAACACCAAACTCATCACCGCCTTCTTTAAATTGAAATGTTTTTGCATCTACCAAAATATCTTCTGGTTCAAAAGTTTCTATGGAAATATTAGATTTATTTAAAGCATTAAGTATTTGATCATCTGACAAAGACTCAACAGGTATAGGCTCTATTTCTACAGGTTTTTCATCTAATAAAGATTGATTGGCTTTTTCTAAATTTTCTTCGTGTTTTGCAATAATACCTGTAAGTTCACTATTATCTTGCGGATTACTATTAACTATATCATCAATACTTGCTTGCAACTCTTCTGAACCATGCAGCAAAGGACTCTTTTTTTTGTTTTGAACACCAAGAACTTTTAAACCTTTTTTAATCCATTCAGATGACATTTTTACTGATTGACCAGCTATATCAAAAGCTCCTGGCAATACAAAACTAAAAGCACTTGCTGCTGCTACATTTTTTGCAAATGTTTCAAATGAATAATCAAGGCCTAATTCATCGTACCATTTCATAACAGCACCGCCTTGAATTAAAGCTTCAGAAGAACCACCAATGATAGCTTCTCTTAACATTAATCTAAGTAACCCTGTTTGTGGGTTTATTCCTAAAGCCATTGCAGCTACATTGATTGGATCAGTACCAGCCCCAGCCATTGAACCAGCAAATCTTGCTGTGGAATTAATAAAACCAGGACTATTTTCTGTTATACCTTGTAATTCTAAATGCGACTTTAAAGCTGTTTCTACTGCTTGTTTTTCTATCTGATCTTTAGTAAGAACTTTTAGTTCTGGAAAAATATCACTATTTTCTTTTATTGTTTTAAATAAAGCATCTGCTTTAGCATGATAAGCATTATCTTTTCCAATAAAACCACCAAACATCATATCTAAATGTGATGCTGGATTTTTTAACTCTTTATTAACTATACCATTAGATAAAGGTTTATCTGGCCCTATTCCAAGTGGATCAATAAAAATATTTGAAAAGTTTAAAGTACCTCTGCCATTTGCTTTCATAACTTTGTCTACGTGTGTCATAACAGGATCGTAAGCGTTTTTAAGCAAAGTAGACATACTATCTGAACGCTCTAAATTAATCATGTTGTTATAAGCAGCATTAAAATTATCTATAAAACTACCACCTATATCTTCTTCACCATAACCTTCGTCAAAAGCTATATCTAGTTCAGATGTTTTTTTTCTTTTGTAGAATAAATCCATTTAATCTATTCCAGCAAGTCTATCAACAAACATTGTTTCTTTCCCAAACCTATTAAGATCTAAAAATATAGGATCGCCATTTGCATCTCTTTGATGTGTATATCCTTTTGATGTATTGGCAGAACGCACTAGCATAGATCTACCTTGCGTATCAGCAAGTAAAAAATATTGATCAGAATTGTCTTTAATATCTTTTAATGCTTTATCTGATAATAATATACCACCTGTTTCATCATGGTACACAAAAGACCCATCTAATTTTACATCTGAAATACTTGATTTTTCTAAATGAAATTTAGTTAAATTTTCTAAATTGTTACTTATATTTTCAGCGGAAATTCCATTAGGTACAAAAATAATTCTATTATTTAAAGTCTGAAACCCACCAGCATCTGCAAAAGGCAAACTATCAATGTCTTGCAAATTCGTTGATGTTGCAATTTCTTCTGACATAGTAGCATCAAATATTTTACTCATTGAAAATAATATTTGATTTCTGCCTGTTGTTTTTTTATCATCCTCAGTTAGTGCTGCATCTTCAAAATTCTCAAGTGATATATTATCAAAATAACTTGTTGCATGACTTTCTGCTGCATCTAACCAATTTGGCAACATATCATGGCCTGACGGCAAAAATGCTGAACGTAAAACATGAAGAACGTCATTTTTTACAGAAGGCGTTATAAAAGAATTTTTTTGATTATTAGACCTTCTTTCTGATCCGATCATAATATGATTTGCTGTTTCTATTGCTGTTCTTGTATTTTCTTGTACTAATCTAGCTGCAACAAACATATTTGGATTAACTCCAATTTGCTCTAACACATCATCAAAATCATTATCAAAAGCACCAATTAATTTTTTAAGTAATGACATTTTGCCACTAGCAGTTTCATTATGATACAAATTTTTTATATTTGTTGCGCTTTCACTATCTAAAAATTGTATTGGCGTATTAGAATTACTAGCATCAGGATGATATTGAGTGTGAATAAATCTGCCAAAAGTTCTAGCTTTTTTTGCAAAACCTAATAAATTTTGTTCATTTTCATCTTGCAACATTGACATATTAAACTTTTGATACTCTGCACCCCCAAAACCCATACCCTCTTTTATACGTTTTTTGTTTACAATATGATCAATTAAATCACCATCTGTAGCAGCTTTTACTGTAGATTGTAATTCATCAACAAAAAGTTTTTGCACCTTTTGACCAAAGCTTGTTTTTGCAAGCTCTTCATTGTTAGCTGCAACTGTCATTTCATTAAAATTATTAAGAGAATAAAATTGATTATGAGATTGCAATAATGTTTTTTGTTCATTTAACTGTATTCTTGCTTTTCTTATATTTTGATACAACGTGCTTGATTGAAATGGCTCTCCAAGTGTTTTTTCGTAAACTTCTGCTTTTGCCTGTAATGCTATTAAAGTATCTTCAAATTGTTCAATATCATTTTCATTTAGCTCTGTATAATCTGTTGTTAAATTATCAATTTGCAAATTTATGTTTGTGAGTTCTACATTGCTAACTTCTCGCAAATTTTTTGTTGTTTCTTTTTCTTCTTTTTTTGATTCTTTTTCTAATTTAGCTAATAATTTTGCTTCATTTTCAGCTTCAATTTCTTCAAATGTTGGAGCGTTTACAACACCAGCTAATCTTGATACGTCACTAAAAATTTTAATTTTTTGCTTGGTAGGTAAATCATTTAATAATTTAACGATTTCTTTTCCTTTATTATCCAAATCACTAAATTTAACATCGATATTTTCTTTTTGGTTAGCAAATACTACTGTACGCAAATCTTCAATAGGCGTAAGTGGATTATCATTATTAGGATCAAAGGCATAATCAGTAAGAGCTAACTCAGCAACATCGTATGTAATTGCTTTTTCTTGATTAGATAAATCTGCCTCATTGTAAACAGTTTTACCATCAATTTTAAATTTTAACATTGTGTTTCGGTCTGTAGCCAACATTCTACGCTCAAACACAAAATCATTATAATCAATATTTTTATTGCCATGTTTTGTAACTGCATTTTGCAATTTCATAGACCTATGTTTTGCAGCAGCAGCTTTTACCTTAGTGTCAATAACACCACGTAATTTAAATTTATTTCTTAATTCACTTTGTGCAAAAAAAGCATCAAACTTATTATTGGTATATTTGTCTTTACCAAGCTTTGTTTTCATTTCTTTTTTTATTTTATTCATCCTCTTATTCCAAAGAGGGTCATCACCATCTAAGACTTTATTAAAGCTTAAACCAGCATACTGTGTATTAGGTGATCCATATTGTTGAAATTCTCTGTAGGCATTAAATATTTGTTCTTCTGCACCAAGTGTCGCTTCATTTAATAAATTTTCACGCGCCATTTCATAACGCATACGAGAATATTCTCCTATTTGCGTTAATGCTTCTGACACAGGCGCACCTTTATCTAAAGCTGTTTGCACTGCTAAACTTGAGTTTTTTCTTGATGTAATAGATCGACCTGGAGCTTCGCTCGTTGGTTGTACTCTAGCATTATAAAAAGGTATTCTCATCCAAATAATCCATATTCATCTGCTTGTCTAACTCCTGTGCTTAAACCACGTACAAGCGCGGTTGTACCTTGTGATCTAAGTGATGCTGCTTGCTGACCACCTTCCATGCGCGATAACTCCGCTGACAATCTCTTATCCTCTTTTGCATCTTCAATTTGCATATTTGCAACAGCATTATTAAAATCAGCTGTTGCCATTTCATAATCAAATTCACGCGCATTTCTTTCTAGGTTTTCAGCTGTTGTTGTACTTGCTATGTCAATGCCAGCATAAGCTGTTGATGCCTTTACAGAACCTTGTACTCTGTCTAAATCAATTTTTCTTCTTGTTTTAAAAATAGAGTGATTGCGATTTACTATGTCTTGTTGTTTTGCTAATAAACCTATATCTCTTTCTATTAATTGTGCGTTAAACTCTCCAACTTCTTGCGCTGCATTTGCTGCACTATCATAACGCTTTTTTTGTTGTAATGAGCCTAGAAGTGTTGCACCTAGTGACAATGCTTGAAAAAATGTAATCATACTAAATATCAAAAGTTGTTAATCTTGGGTATATAGCCAATATTGTTGCTGGTAATGCTTGTGTTTGTCTTATGTGAATAGTGTCGTTTTCGTAGTATGTGCCTGTAAATTCTACTGTTTTATCACCTGTAAACAAAGGCACAGCTTCACTTGCTGCCATTGAACTATCGCGAAAAGGTATGCTTTCTAATGTGTCTGCATCAGGCCCAACATCTAAACCAACAGTATTTAACAATCGTACTGTAACGCCATGTAATCTTTTAGGCTTGCCTTGTGATGTGCCATCTGCACTACCAGCTTCTAATCTTAATGTTTGCATACTTGAATTATATCCTAAACCCATGACCGCCAATGTGCTTTCAAATGATAATGTTACATCACCAGATGATACTGTACGCACAGCATGGGCTGCACCATTAGCTGTTATAGAAATAACCTGACCTTCTAAATGATATAATCCTGTCATGGCTGTTGTTCTTTGCGTAGCAAAATCAAGTGGGGTAGGCCATCCAGATGGAAAGGTTAAAGCACTATCACAAAAGAAAGCTTCTTCTGTTGTATTCCCAAATTCAATTAATTTTAATCTTTCAATATATCTCTTAGTAGCACTATTGATTGTTCTTTTGACAATCATGTATAATTCATCTTCTGATGTATCTGATGGTAAAGTGGCAATGCTTTCTACAACTGAACTTGTTTGTGATGAACACCTTAGATTATGATCATCTGATGATGTTGCCGTCACTACTTGACCAATAGCAGACTTAACAGTTACAATTGTTCCATTTGATGAAGCTGTAAAATCATCATGATTATTGATTACTGTCGCTAAATTTGTAGCTGTTGTAACAATGTCACTAATTACAGGAATAAAATGTAATGTAGATGACGCTGACGATGCGCCTAATGCATCAGCTGTAAATGTAACACTTGTACCATCACCTTTTGTTAACGTCACTGTTTTACCTGGAAACGAAGATGTTATGCTTCCTAAAGTTACTGTTGTTGTGCCAAACACTCCACCAATAACGTGTTTGTGCCATGCTACAACTTGCTCTTCACGCCTGTATGTCATCCCTAACAACGTGCCATCTGCTCTTAAACACCATACAACGCTGTCAGGCTCTTGCTGATAAGCTAAATCAGTTATGCCACCATCTGTAATATGCTCAGATAATATAGTCATGTCAGGAGCTTGATAACCACTTTGATCTACATCACCTACGTATCTAAATTCTCTTAATTTTCTTTTGTTCCTTTGCAGAAATAAAGTTACATCAGCAACTTGCACAGGTGGTATTTTTGCTGAACCATAATTACTGTATTTTCTAATTAAGGTTGTTGTTGGCGTAACTGGCCCTTCAGAAGATGTTGCAAGTACGTATTCTCCACCAGATGTACCAATAACTAAAACCCTAGTTGCTGACATCCAGCGAATTTCATTAACTGTATTAGACGCAATGGTATAACTTAAAGCATCGTCATCATTTGTACCTACAGTAAAATTAGTGTAATCACCATTTTTACTAAAAAATAATGTTTGTGGATTATTATTAGTTGCAGCAAATACTAATCGCTGTTCAAAAAAAGTAACAACAGATGGATAATTATCTGTGCTTGCATTTAAATTTAGTGGGGGGCTAGTAAGAGTAGGCGTTGCGAAAGTCCAATTGTTGTCTGCTGATCTTGTAAGTGTGCGAATAGCATGACTAGGATGCACTAAATACATAGTATCAGCACTTTGTGCAAAGTTTACATCTGCTAATTGTGCAGACGTATAAGGCGTTGCTACCTCGAATATTTTGTCAACTGTTTGCGTTTCTCCAGCTGTAAATGTACCAATACTTGTTGTATCAACTGCATTTCCAAACAAGTCTGTTAACGTAAAAGTATTTGTTGTTACGTTTGCAATTTTAAAATTTCTATTTTGCAAATCAGCTAAATAAGTATCACCCATACCAAAAATATTTAAAAATACTTCATCACCATTACTTAACCCATGACTACTACTAGTAAAAACACCTGGATTAGCATTTGTCATAGCTGTAAGAGTTTTGGCAGATCCTGTTAATACTTGCAGACCACTTCTATACACACGCATAATCTGATCACCAAATTCAAGAATATACGTGTCACTTGTTTTAAACTGAAAAGGTATCAACCTTGTTGTGTCAGCACTATCTTTGACTTCACCTAAAAATTCCGTGCCTGGTCTACGTGTAACACCACCTTGCGGAAGAACAAGAAAATTCGTTAAGTCAGATAATCCTTCGGTATACTTGGCTATATTTACTCTTCCTGACAAACGTGGTGAAAGTTCACCGCCTGTAAAGGAAGATAAAGATGGCGCAGATTTTGCCATTATAGACGTACCTCAAGAAAGTCTGAAGCCTCTATACGTTGTGGTTGTCCTTCTGTTGCATCGTCAAAACGTGCAGCACGTAATTTTTCCTGATACAATTGATAAGTCGTATTCATTAACGTACTGCTACCTGATAATGCATAAGCAACTTCTGATGCAATTGCTGCTGCTAATGTTTCAACTAAAGTAGAATCATATAATGTTGTATCTGTAACCTGACCTACATATTTTATTTTCACTGTGCCTTCGTTTGTAAGTAATTTTCTACCTTCAATAACAAAAACAGGTGAACCATCAGTATTAGCCATATTATCGTATGGATAGGTTAAAGTTCCATTGCTAAATTCTAAAACTTTTAAACACAATGGATCAGTAGGTAGTATATATTGTTTTTCATAACCGAAAGCTGGTGTAGAACTATCTTGCGATAAAGCTGCACGATTAATTAAACAATTCCAAGGATGAGAACGAAAAACCGCATCGCGTATGCTATCAAACCTTTGATTGATTACAATAGCTGCTTTTACGTTTTCAGTTAAACTAGAAATCGTACTTGCTCCAATAATGTTTAGTGCAAAATTGGCTATATCAACTTTTGATGCCATAATAACTCCTACAATGTTTTTATAGGCAAAATAATAAAATACCCCTGACACAACTGACACAACTGACATATTTCTGTCATTTCTGTCACTTATGTCAGGTACAAAAAGCAGGGGGGTTTCCCCCCCCAACTAATTAATCAAGAACGTACTTAATCGTAAGTTCTATAGTGCCTGTGCCAGCTGCACCGCCCATCGTAACAGTAACAGGCATCCCATCGCCATTAGCATCTATTGTTGTACCTGACCCTAAAGCCAAGGTAGCAAGAATATCTACTTTTTGTGCGGATGTTGACGCTGCTGCTGCTTTATAAGCTGCTGCTGACGCGCTTACTGTAGTACCAGCTGCATTTTTATGTTCAGCATACCCAACAGATAAAGTTGTTGATGAACCTAACGCATCATGCGCTAATGATCCCTCAAGCAACCTTGCATTGTTTGGCATTATAAACATTTCAATAACATCACCACTAGCTAAAGAAGAAGCTTCATACACATCGTGCATAACTCTTATTCTTCCTTTGTGCTTGTTAACAGGGTTCATAACAGTAGGCGTTGCGCGATTGTTGGTTCGACCAACGGAATAAACTGTAGCCATTGTCTAACCTCCTTATTCGTTACACGCAATTTGTACTACTTTTTCCTCTTCCATTCTGGTAGAACCAAAAGAAGAACAATAGTAAACTTGCGTTGAATATGATTTATCGGAACGCTCCTCAATTCTAGCTGTTGGCTCTTTACCAATAGCCAGCTTCATACCATCTTCAGCCCATGCATAACAAAGACGGCTTGTGCCATCATCTGTTAATCTGTTGCTTGTGATAAATTTGAAGCCCAAGAAAGTGTCAATTTCACCTTGCACAAGTGCTTTTACAGAATTGAAATCTGCACTAGTAACTGTTGTACTATTTAACAAATCTTCAATTTGCTCTGGTGAAACAACAATATATCTCGGTATTGATGGATCAACTGATTTTTCATCAAGTTTTTTCTTAGCAGTTACGAGCTTTGCAATAGTCAAACCAGCACTACCATGAGCAATCTTTTGTGCAGATGGTAAAGCTGTAGATGTGCTACCTGTTACACCTGTAGACGCAGAACCGCCCATAGCTGTAATAATAACATCATCCATTGAACGACCAATAGCAGCTGCTGCTGCTTTAGCGTAACTTGATGTTGGATCAATCAGTAATCTAATTTTATCTTGGTCATCGATAAGATCAGCGTACTCATAATCAGTTAATGTTACCATGCGTCTTGCATGGGGTGTGTCCATGAGCGGTGTATCAGCATGACGGCTTGTTCTTGCTTGTGCTGCTGCTTGACCAACTTGCTCAAAGAAAGCCTTGTCACCATTAATCGTTTCAACACTAACAGTATCACGCAAAAGAGAACCCATCTGCTGTGATAACATTTGTACATTAGACGAATACTGTTGAACAAAGGCTGTCGTGATTTGTGTAGACATAAAATCACACTCCTTAGTTTAGTTTCAATTTTGGTTTTTTCGCTAGGTTGTCCACATGGATCTAACTTGTTCTTTAAAGCCGAACCGAACCTGTTGACTTACAACTTGCAGAAGGGTCTATCGATTATCCTTCATTATAAATCTGGCGGTTTATTTCTTGCGCCTGATCTACGTATTTCTCATGCAAAGGATGTTTAGCATCCCAATAAGGCCCATCCTTGCGTGTTATTTCTTCATATTCTTTTTGTAATTCTTTTGGCGTTGGCAACGATTGATCAACTTCACCTATTAAATTATCTTCTGCTAATTTACCGCCCAGATCTACAAACAATCGTATAATCTCAGGTACTTCACCAAGTTTACGACCATCTTGTAAAACTAAATTACTTAACATTTGCTGTGCATCAAGTGTTTTTGCAGCTTGTAAACCAAGTGTTATTTTTTGGTCATACGCTTGCCCCCACTCTTTTTCAAGTTCCGCAATCCCTTCGTTAACGAGGGTTTCTGTGTGGGTTTGGTATTCTTGATCTGCTTCACTTGTTTTTTCAGTAAGGCTTTTTGCAATGCCTTCAGCTTGCTTTGCACTAAGACCATTGGCAAAAGCAATATCCCTAAAAAACTCCAGCCCAGCTTCTTCAAAATTTTCCACATTTTTAAAATTATAGTCAGCGGATTGAGAAGGCCGACCAAGTTTCGAATATACTTCATTCCATTCCTCTTCTGTTGCTGATTGTCCTGGGATTGGTATCTTATCTTTACCAATCATATTCTGCGCGCTAATGTAAGATTTTGCTAATGCAGCAGTATCTGTAAAATTTTTTAAACTTGGTTCTCCTCTAATATCTTCTGGTAAAGTATCAAGAAAACTAACGGAAGCTGTTTCACTAGCTTCTGGTTGAGATCCAGCCTCTTGCTGGGTTGCCCCTTCACTCATTGGTCATTCCTTTTTTAAATTGATCTTTTGGTTTATCTTCAAGCATTTTAAGTATATTTAAAACAACAAATCGCTGTCCTTCTTGAAAAGCACTTTCATAAGGATCACCTGTTACTTGACTTGTTTTATAAAAATTATGGCAAAGTTTTAAATGCTCTAAAAAAACTTGACCATCTTCGCTGGCAAATATCCTACGATAATAACCAGAAAGCTCTTCATTTCTTAACTCTGTAATTTTTCTCATGCAGCACTTTCAGTTGCTTCTGATTCTGTTAATACTTTCATCATAGGCGCAGCTTTTTGTGCTTGCTCAGCTGCCATCATTTGCTGCTGTTGCTCTAATTGCATAGCTTGCATTTCTGCTTGCTCCTCACGTATTTCTTCAACCTCACTATCAGAACGTATAATTTCAGCTGGAATACCAGCTACATCAACAACATATTTAACTAAACCTTGATCATCTATGTAATCCATAACACCAGGTGCTATTTCCCTTAATCCAATAAAGGCTTCTAAACCACGTAAAACACTTTGTAAATCTGTTGTTTTTTGCGCTTTAGCTAATGGTGATACATATTCAATATCTATATCCCTGCCTTGTAATTCTGGTGGTGCATCAGGTAATTGTCCATTTCTAAGCATTAATTGAAAAGAACGATTGATTAATGGCTGTAAAAGTTCTGTTTGCAACCTTCCCATTACAGGCCCAAGTAATCGCATTTTTTCTTCGTTTCTTTGCAATACCTCTGTTGCTGTCATTTGTGGCCCTTGTTGCAGCTGTAGCTGATCAACATAAAACGCTGCACGTATAGCATTGCGCCTTTGCTCTTCCATTTGCAAAGGTATTGGCGTTTGCGTACCAGCAACTAAGGGTTCTATACGATCCCTAGTGCCACTACGATAGAAATTCAACGCCCCTGGTGTGGTACGTATAGGCGCGAAAAATCCATCATCAGGGGCTAATAAGGGAGGGTCTAGTTGCTTTTGCGCGCTTTTTATAGACACTTCAGACATTTTGTTTACCATTTTTACATCTGCTAAACAACTCATGGCTGGAGAACGCCCATAAATACTTGTACTATCTAAGTTAAAACGAGGAACACAAAAAGGAAATTCATCAAATCCACCACGCTGCAACACAGCTTTGCTATCCTTATGATAATAACAGGAAGCTACAGGCTTCTTAAATACGTTTTGTATAGCGTCAGAACTTGGATAAACAACGTGAACAACCTCATGTTCATTATAAGGCTCTTTCATTAAATCCTTTTGTACGCGGTCAGGTAGATTTTCCTTGCCAAACTTTTGTGCTATTTGTCGTGCGGTCATTTTAAAAGTTCGATATACAGTATCAATCTTATTCTTGCCATTTGCACTTATTGTTATTTCACCAATATGCCTTGCAGAAAACCTTAATCCCTCTTCGTCATACTCAATAAATAAACAACCTGTACCAAATACAACTAAATCAAAATACAACTCATGTATTTCCTGATTAAAATTTGATCTTTTTAAGGCCTTATCAAGCAATCTTGTGCATTTTGCCAGCCATTCATTTGCCTTGTCATCTTTAGCAAGCTCAATATCCCTATATTGCATAGAAAACCAAGACATCGCTGCATTTGTCAACATACCATGCAAACTAGATGCTAACAATTCTACAGCATGAACCGCTGTACTATCGAAAATTAATTCTGTCCTTTTACCACCTTGTATGCGTTTTTTTGTTATTTCCGCTTTTCTAGGTAAAACATAATCGCCTAACTCTTGCCACAGGCTTTCCCAATTACTACGCTTTGTTAGTAATTTAGAATATCTGCGATCTAAATCCGCAACCATTTGATCTATTGCCATGCGTTTATCCTAACAATGTCTTTTTCTTTTTTAAACCTGTCAAACCTCGGCCTTGGGTTCGACCAGCCATGCGCTGATTTAATCTTTCCAATGGGTCAATATTCATAGAAAATCGAAAACCTCTTATGGTTTGGTTACTTTTTGCACCCATATCGCCAGCAATATTCTTTTTTTTCTTCATTGTGTACATCAGCCAGCCAATAAGCCCCTTCTAGGCCTTAATACAGATGTATCGGTAGATAACAGACCTCTCGGTGATGTTGCTATTGTACCGCCCTTTAAACCTTTCTTCTTAGGCTTTTGTGCTTCTGATACAGCTTCTGTAACATTTACAGATTGATTAGTCGTATTGGCAGCTGCTGCCATTTTATCAGCAGCTAATTCAACATCTGTTTTTTCCGCAGCAGTATCACCACCACTTGTGTCTGTTGTAGCTTGTGTAACAAGTGTCTTTTGTTGTTGCTTTTTTGCAGCATCACGATCATCACGCCTTTGTTCACCTTCAGATTTAGATATGTCCATAGGCTTTGTGTAAAACATACCTTTTTTAATGTCTTTATTCATATCATATTCTGCAACAGCAAAACGCTTTTCACTTTCTGGCTTATCTTTTTCAGCTGCACCCATCTCTTGTGCCAATCCAACAGGATCTGAAAAATTACGACCAAAATCTTTTATAGCTTTTTCAAGCCTTTCCATAAATGTTGCCATTATAATCTCGCTTCAAATGGGTTATAACTCATTTCAGCCCTATGCTGTCTAGGCCTTGCATCTCCTGTGCCTTCTCGAATACCTACCGCTAAATAACGAAAAGCATCACTTGCATGACTCGAAAAATCGTGAACAGGACTATTTCTAAATGTTTTCATACGATCATTCCAGGCACGATGATAATGTCGTAAGGCCTCTAAACCAACCTTACAGTTGGATTTATCAAAATAACAACGAGGTATGAGCATCTTAGCTGCATGAATGCCATCTTCTAATGGTAACTTTGGAACAACTCTAAAATGTAAACCTAAATCATAAGCGACTTCTCTTCTCGACTTACCTGATCCAAGCTCCCTTACCTCAATATCATGCGGTGCATAATGAGAACCATACAAATAATCTTTTTCCTGCAATACTCTTGCGTAATGGGGTAGGCCTTCGTTTCTAGCTTCATAATAATCAATGATATGTACAGCGTGACCAACCTTTTGTACAAACCAGATTGCCGTACTGTCATTAACACCTAAATCGAAAAATGTATCTACTTTTACAGTAGGATCATAAGGTACACTTGTTATTTGATCCTTACCATCAATTTTTTCCAACTCCTTGGCATAAATCGCACCTGGTATAGCAGCAACCCAAGAACATTCATATTCCTGATTATACTGATCCTCAGACATTGATTGTTTTGCACTATCAAGTTCTTCAGCATCCAAAATATTAGTTTCACTTGCTTTGTATCTTGCGCTAAACCAATCCTTCTGACCTTTTGCAGATTCCCAAACCTCATAAAAAGTATTCTGCATACCATTTGGCGTACCCAAAAATATACAGCCACCTTTACGATCCGACAAAGCTGGTCTTACAACTTCTGAAAACAAACTACTGCTTACTTGCGCTGTTTCATCAATAACACATAAATCAATATAAATACCACGTAAGGCATCAGGCGTTTCACCACCCAGCAAAAATACACGACTACCATTTGGCAAATCACAACGTAATTCTGTTTCATGGTAACGAACCATTGGAATATTTCGCGTGTATTCCTTTAAATAATCCCAAGCTACTTGCTTGGCCTGTCGGTAGGTAGGTGCAATATACGCCATACGAGGATTAGGTTTGTCGCAAATTATCGCTTCTCTCAATAAATGATTAATCGCCATAACTGTCTTGCCAAACCTACGATGGCACAAAACAACCGACCAACGATGTTTACTTAATTGCTTATGCAATTCCTTTTGCAAAGGCCTTGGCGCATAAGGAATAGTAATTTTCATCAGGCCATCATACGCTTGCGTTTAGCCTTGTTCTTCTTACTATCAGGAAAACCAGCTTGCATATTCTTATAAGCCTTATCAGTAATCGTAGACTTCTTTTTACTTCTCGATATACCTAAACGCTTTCTACGATTAATATTCTCATACAAACTCATGCTAACGTCTTTCTCTTAGGTTTTTGCTTGTTTTGGTTTTTCTTAGCAGCAGCAATAACATCACCCCTCGTTATCTTATTGGGATCACCATACATAGCTGCTAACTTCTTTTTCTTAGGTGTCATCATTAGTAACCGCCTTTGCCACCTTTGCCTTTAGGCTTTTTCTTTCCTGGCATATCCTATCCTTTCGCTTTGTTTCGTTTCGATATATTGGCTGCTTTACTTCTAGCATCCGCTTTACTACTCGCTCCCCATTTCCTCAGAGAAAGTAATAATCTTGTGGGTTTGCCATCCTTATATTCTGGCCCTGGCATATTACCCATTCTAGCTAAAAAAGACGCTCTACGTGGATTATCACCAGAACGAACAGGCGGTTTTAAATTCATGCCTTGCTTTCTAGCAGATTCCCTTCCACGCTCATTTAAGCCACCTGTAGGGGATTTACCAGCCTTACGCTGCCAAGCTGGTGTACTCACTTGCCTACCTTCCTCATAGCTAAACGATGCGCTTGTGTAAACGTCAATGGTTTAGTCTTTCTAGTCATTGCCTTTTCCATTTCATCCATGTGTTTCTTACTATGATGATCTTTGTGCTTTGACATAGCTTGTTTTTGTTTTTTTGTTAACATTGTAAATGTGTGTTTTTTTTATATGTGTGTTATAGCATATACGCGCGCCCCAGGTTTTTGGGGGGTAGGGTGCAGTTTTTTTTGCAAAAATCTACCACAAAAGTTACATAATACTGCAACACCTGTGTAAGTTATTGATTTATAACAATATCCTATTCGCATAATCCCTATTATGTAACTATTTGCCTATTTTTCTACAAAATGTACGCGTGATCAGCGACAAGGACACAACATAAGAACCTAACCATCCCATTCAAATGTTATCTTAGACGGCACACCTTGCGGCACATCTTCTTTCTTGTTTCTTATCCCTCCAAGTGGCTGCAACTGTCGTTTAAGCTTATCAAGATTATCCATCTTAATTCTTCTCCAGGTTGCTTCTGCCATTGCCATCTTAGGATCAGCTGGTAACGGACTCTTTGCAATATCAGCTACTAAATCCTCATAATAATGGCCTTGTATTGCTCTTGCCTTACTATGCTCTTCATAAGCTTCTTCATTCCTCTGTATGTGTCTAGCAATCGTTCTACGACAAGGTAAATGACTATCCTTACATATTTGCGTCAAGCTTTCACCATCGCAAATGCGATCATTAATTTCAATCATCATTTCTTTTGTAACAATACTTTTCATTATGTTCCTACAAATGGCGGTTACTGCTAGATGTTAAAATATAAAATAAGATAGAAAAAATACGAAACAGCAACCGCAAGTTATTGTATTTGTAATTTATGAATAGCTGTAGGCAAAATGCAGCTATTATAAACACTATAATTAGTATTTTAGATCATTAAGTCAACTAAATATTATTATTTTATGTAAATACCTTGACAAATATTGTCACAGTAATTATATAAATAATAGATGTTAATAAGAAAGGAAATAAATGGGTTTAATTATAACAGTATATAGAGATGCACACGATAGCAGTGATTGTACAAAAAATGGTGTATCAAAAAGATTTAGCAGATTATGTGTAACTAATGTTGATGGGCCATTTGACCCCTCAGAGGATTGCCCACCAGTTAAATTAGTAGAAAATGCTTTCAATAGTGTAAAAATTGTTCCAGACGAATTAATCAATAAAGGTGTCACATTTGGGGGCAATTATGGTGCTACTTCAGACAGTAGGTTTGCAGAGGCTATTAAAAAAATTACTGGAAAAGACTTTTATGGTGCAGTTGCAATACACGACAGAGAAATTGATTGGTAAATAGGGAGAAAAATATGAGTTTTAACTCTTGGTTAGACACTTTTATCAAAGAAAAAGGTATTGATACACATACTGAATTTGAGTTCAAAGAAAATGGTATGACTCACTTAGTAGAAACAGCTTGTGTGGTTGCCTGGATTAAAAATTTAAATGCAGCTGCAAAAGCAAAAATTAAAAGTAATTTTGTAAAGATTGATTTTTGTAATGGTGATCCAATGCATTTTTTTGAATACCTTGCAAAAGGCATGATTAAAGCAGCAACAATTATGGAGAACAAATAATATGATTGATAAAATTGAAGAGTTACTTGAAAATATAAAACTTGATTATGCTAAACAATGCAAGGTTGAAAATGTTAATTTTTCTGATCATGTCAAAGGAATGATAGAAAGATTTAACGATGGCTTAGGTTACAAAGTTGGGCCTAAGTACATAAAAATAACAACAGATAATCATGGTAGCGCATGGGGATTTATTGTTAAAAATGATTTCAAACATTTTAAGCGTGGTGACATATTAAAAGCTAGTAGCTGGCATCAACCAGCACTTAACCAGGCTAGAGGTAATATTTTTGAAACTTACAACATACAGTGGACAGGCCCAAGGTATTTAAATTAATTTAAATGAAAAAATTACCATTTTTTTGTAGTTTGGCAGATGTTATGAAATATGACAAAAAAGATCATAATTGTTTAGATCATGCTAAACCATACACTCAAGAATTAACAAACAGCGATAATGATATAATTATTGATGAAGGATTTGTTTGTTCAATTTGTGGCAATTGCATAGAATTTGATTATAAATTAAATTAATGTAACACAGCATCATTTACAGGATAAAGCAGCTTCGGCTGCTTTTCTTTTATTCTGTAATGCAATCGTATTAAAGCATCTAAATAATCCATCTTTATCGTTCTTCTATCTTTGTGGTATCTCTTTGCTAACAATGTCCATTTAGGGCCACGTTGTCTAAATGCTGATGTATGTGCTACACTCCACAATAGTTGTCTATCTTTCTCGTTACAACAATCAATTAATAAATCTAATATCTTTTCGTATCTTGTTATTTGCACTGTTGTTGCTTTTGTTAAGCTTGGATTATAAACAACATCGCTATAAGCAAGCCAATCTGTTTTATAACTAGGCCAGCTGGCTAATTTTTGCTTACGAAAAGCTGGTGGTAAACGCCTTTCTGTTTCAGCTGCTTCCATAATCCAATAATCTAATTGTTGAACATTACCTTGCAGCATTTAATTTTTTAAATAGTTGTTCTAAGAAAACTTTTTTTTGTGATGTATCTAATTTCATAACTTGATCAATAATCTTATTATGGTCAATGCGTGACATCATTCGTTCAGATAACTTTAATACTTTTTGTTGCAAGTATTCTATACGTAATTCTTCGTTATCCAAGTTGTTAGCCGTTGTTGCAGCAATATAATTGCTATTACATCTTTTAGCAGTTCGAGAAATAATTTTTTGGATATTATTTCTCAACTGCTTATTGTTGTAACTATTATTGTTACTACAACAAGGATTATTGCGATTTGAATTTTGCATTGTCAACCCCTAAAATGCATTTGTAACAAAATACCATGACATAGATTGTCAATCATTTTGGTTGTTTTGCGTAATATATGTGTGTAACACAGCCACATTTTTTACAATAATATACTCGCACAAACATATATTTTTCTTGATCAAAATCCATGTCGTGCGCATCTCTATCGCCTTGCCAGGTAATGCAGCTATCGCAGTTTTCACATCTCATTCCAATATTCCTGGTCTACCTAGTGGGGGCTTGCTAAAATGGTTGTGCCTAGCCCAATGTTCAAAGAAAAAGGCATAGGTTTCATCATGTAATGAACAATTATAAAACTCATGGTGTAGAAATTCTTTAAGAAAATGTATTGCCTTAAAACATTCTTCTAGTGAATCAAACTCCAATAATAAAGTTGCAAGATACATTATTTTTTTGCTCTTTCTTTTTTCAGTCTTTTCATTTTCTTTATGTTAGCTTCAAGCGTTTGTTCATGCAAAATCATGTTTGTAGCTGCTTGATGTTTTTTTAATGGCACAATATTAACAAGCGATTGATAAACATCTTGTAATGATTTGCAAATAAATACGTGCGTACCAGCATATTCTAAAAGCTTGTGTATGGCTTTTTGTTTTGGTGTTGCGTAATTACCTGGTCTTTTAAGTTCTAAAAAAATGGGTTTGCAATCAGGTACAAATATTTCTAAATCAGGCCAGCCAGATTTAAAACCCATCAAATAAAGCTTCATATAAAACTGCACCTTATTACCTCTTCCCTCGTTTGCAGAATGATGGTAAATGCTAAAATCAGGTAAGACAATATCTAAATACTGACATACTTTTTTCTGTAAATGGGCTTCTGATGCATACAATTCTTGCATTATTCTTCTTTCTGTATGTAAAAATCATTTGGCATAACCGCACCTTGTGTAGCCTTTATAATCCTATCCATGTATACAGGACTTGGAATAACACGTTCTTTATGGTCAAAAGGCAAGCACCACCTTTGCACAATTTTACTATGTTTTATTCCTAAAAGCTGTGCTAACCTTCCATAACTCTTAATTTTTTTTTCAAGCATATAATCTTTTAACGTCATTTTATTTACCTTTGTCTTAATATGTCACATTTTTTTCTTGCAAAAATAATAAATGACATTTAGTGTCATTGCAAGGCAAATCAATAGAAAGGAGAAAAATGGCAAAAGATAAAGAAATTACAAATATTTTACGACATAGAGGTTTTATTGATAGAATAGCTGACGCGCAAAGAGAAAGTATGTTTGTATATATTTTTAATACAGCAGTTGAATCAGCAAATAAAAAAAAGAAAAAAAAGGAGAAAAAGGCAAATGCAAAAATTTAAATATTATTTATCAGAATGTTTAGCAGCACTAGCTGTTATCTTATTTGTATCTTTTATAATTTATGTTGCTTAAAATGAATATAAGAGAAACAGAATACAGACATCATAGCAATCCAATACAAAATCCATTGTCTTGGGTATTTTTTCAAAAGTTTTTTGTTAGACCTTTAGTCGAGGATGCTAAAAATGTTATTAAGCATTACGAAAGCGGAGCGAAAGAAATACAAATAGCTAGAGAAACATTAAGAAATTTAGATCACAATATAAATGGTAGTGCATCTGCACCTATGATGGGTGGAAAAGCGGTAGAACGTGGATGTGACGAACACTTTTTAGAAAATCGACCCCTAGATTTAGCCTGTGACTATGCATATCAAGATTTTATGAACTATAAGCCACGAAATTGGGATGACGGCTCTGACAAGCTTAAAACAGAGCTGGTCGCAGATGAGGTTTTTCAAGTGACAAATGTAGCTATTGAAGGCCTAAAAGAGATATTTAGCGGTAGAAATGAAGAAATTGTAGCACAAACACACTTTCTTGATTATGTTGATGGTCTTGATTTAAAATATTACACAATACCAGACTATATTAATTGTGTTGATCTAAAGACTAAATGGTCAAAACCATCACAAAGAACAAAAGCAGGGATTGAAAAAGGCAGCTTACCATCAAGATTAACATCACAATTTCTTTTACCAAATCTGTATCAGTTCGCTGGTTTTAAAATGATGACAGGAAAATCACCTATTGCCTTGTATGTTAATAAAGATGAATACAGAATTTTTAATAAACATACTTGCGATGAAATGAAAGATGATTTTTTAGATGATGTTATTGCAGATATAAAAAAAAGATTAAAAGCAATCGAAATGCAAATCAAAGCAGCACCAAATAAATTTTGGTTACTTGGAATGAACCCAGCTAATTTAAATGATTATGCCTGGCATCAACCACCATCTGTTTTAGAATATTACAAACTAATATCAGATCAAGTAGAATACGAAACACAAACAAAACAAACTGAATTTGAGAGGGTACAAAATGAGTTCACAATTAAACCTTGACTATACACCATTACACAAAGAGCCAAAAGATACATCTGTTGATGCTTTTGCAAAAGTAAAAAGATTAACATTGTCAAACCAAGTAATTTTTCATTTAAAAATACGTGGGTTTTATGGCGCAACAAATAGTGAATTAGTTGCAATTATTGGTGGTAATCCAAATAGCATACAACCTAGAACAGCTGACTTATCAAGAGCAAGCGTACCTTATGTTCAAGAACATCCAGATGGAGTAAAAAGAAAAAACGCTTATGATAATGATGAAATTGTTTGGGTACTTACACCAGCTGGTTATGAACATTACAAAACATTAGAGGTAAGGTAATGCAAGAAAATATTTTAAAAGCTATTGAGCAAGCTGAACAACTGACAAAAGGCACAGCTTCAATAAATCTTAAAGGTAAAAAATATCTTATGGTTAAAGATAGGATAAATATTTTTAGAAAAATGTTTGGATTTGACTATGGCATGACAACAGAAATTCTTGTAAATACACCAGAAAGAATTGTTATGAAAGCGACAATAACAAACAAAGATGGTTTTGTTATTGCTAATGGTCATGCTGAAGAAGTAAGAAACAGCGGTGTAAATATTGCATCTGCAATTGAAAATGGAGAGTCATCAGCTTGGGGCAGATGTCTTGCTAACTTAGGCTTACATGGTACAGAAATAGCATCAGCTGATGAACTTAATGCAGCACTTGAAAAAAACATAAAGATAAATAATGAGATAGAACAAAAGCAAAAAGCTGTTAAAAAAGATCCACCAGAAAAAAAACAAGTACAAAAAATAAATGATAAGTTTGTATCTTATGAAGATGCTGGATCACTTACGTATGATCAATGGATAAAAGGTAAATATGACCAGGTAACAAAAGATTTATATCATGTTGAAGATTTTAATAAGTGGCATTACGAAAATTACAAAACAGGAATACACTTATATAAAGCTGGTAATGAAAAGCAAAAAGTAATGATTGAAACTATATTTAAAAATTTTAAAACATTTAAAGAAAATGCAGTGCAGCAAGGAAGGAATAAATAATGAGTTTTAAAGCAACAAAACCACAACTAAACAATAATAATACAAAACTAAATCCTAATCCTCAAGGTCATGTTCTTGCATCGTCAGGATGGATAAAATTAAAAAACAAAGATGATATTAGATATGATGAAAAGATAAAAGAAATATTAGATCTTATGGTTAAACATGACGTTTATTTATCTATATCTTTGCAAGACAAGCATGGTACAAATGACGTTGCTAATTACACACAAATGACAAGTTGCATCTTATATCCAAACAATCCTAATTTTGATTATAAACAAAAGACATTTGATACACCTATAACATTGCCAACAGAAAACAAAGTTGAAATACAAGATGATGATATTGATAAAATTTTTTCTAGTTCAGATGTTATAAAAGAAGAGGATGATATAGATGACCAAGTACCTTTTTAATCAAAATATTTATATTGATCCGCATCCTACACACATAAACATTTTAATTGATGGAAAAAGGTACGTTGTAAATGTTGAGGATGAATATCATTTACAAAGATTAGCACTTAATTCTTTACGTGCTGCTATGCAATTAAGAAAACAAAAAGACATACAACACGTTCAAAAAAATTTACAAAATGAATAAAAAAGTTTGTGAAAACTGTGGGTCATTTTTTTACTCTCCACAGCCAAATAAAAAATATTGCGCCCCTGAGTGTAGATGGTCATACAATGACAAACACAAAAAAGAAAAACACAGGGGTATAACTTTACCATACGTACCAAAAAGATTTATAGAAAAAGAAAAAAAGAGCCACAATAATAGTGGCTCAAGTTAAGATGGTTAATAATTTTAACACCTTTTAAATATATTATTAAATATTTTTTTTACAAAGCTTGACAATATATGTCACAGACCCCATATAAGTTATGGAGGTAATAAAATGAATAACTCCGAAACCCCCAAAAAAGTTATTTTAGATTTGTTTGACATGGCTGATATTAGCCATGAACCAGGTGAAAGACAAACAGATTTAGAAGACTTGATTACAGCTGAAAAAATTAAAGAAAGGGATAATGATGAATAAAAAATATGCTTTTGGACATAAAATAATTCCAGAAATTAAAATTTCATCTGATGAAAGCTGCTACATAACAATAGATAATAAAGTTTTTTACATTGATTGCAGCATAGATGGTGAAGAACCATACATAGCATATTGGGATAATGATGGATCAAATCATACACAATTAACAAAGATGGAGAACAAATAACATGAAATATACAATTGAACAATTAGTAGAATTTGCAAAAAATGAAATGTCTGAGTTTGCATTTGCCACAGAGGAACAACTAGAAAAAGTAATTGAAATTTTTAACGATCAAGGTCTTGCTGGTGATGACTTAGACACATGGTGGAATGAGATGAAAGACCCAAATTATTCATATTTATTAAATCATTTTTAATGCAGCTTCTAATGTTTCATTGTTTCTTCTTGTCCAGCCTTTTCCAAAAGTATTAAACGTAGATAAGCTACGATAGAACGCCTGTCTAATATCTTTGTAATTTTCAATCGTTGTTTCTAATCCATGATGGCGTATATACTCTTCAAGTGTTTTTAATGTATTAGGTCCAATACCACCATCTGCAACAG